TTCATTAGTTGATTACTTAACATGCACAGATAAAGTTAATATAGTGTGTACAAAACATAGAATATTTAAGCAGTCACCAACATCACATCTCAATGGTAATGGTTGTCCTAAATGTAGGCAAAGTAAAGGTGAATTAAAAATATTCAATTTTTTAGAAAAAAACTCTATTAATTTCGAGCCTCAAAAAAGATTTGGTGACTGTAGAGATATATTACCATTACCTTTTGATTTTTATTTATCAACATATAAGACATGTATAGAATTTGATGGAGAGCAACACTTTAAAATAAAAGAGAATTTTGGTGGCAAGAGAGAATATAAAAAAAGAAAAATACATGATAATATTAAGTCAAAGTATTGTGTAGATAATAATATTAAACTTATTAGAATAAAATATAATGACGATATTATCAAAAAATTAAAAGAAATATAATATGGGAACTCCATTATATAAACCAATGAAGGTTCGTGGGACATCATTCTTTGCATTCCCGAGTGCAGCCCACGATTTAAACTTAGCAAATTATAGTGATGATTATAGTATTAATTTTACAAAATTCGCACTATTAAATATACCTCAACAAACATCTAGGACAACACCTAGAGATAAATCTAATAAATTAGACTTTTTAGATAAAAATAATAATGGCACTGCGCCATTCTACACAACAGATCCTAATGTAAGTTTACCTGCGGATTTTTCTGAACAATTAGTGGAATCGCTGAGAAACTATGTTGCTAATTATGATACTACTATGCATGAGAGTAGAATCAATACAAACACTGACTTTTATAATATTGGTGAAAGATTCACACCGACTGAACAAATATTTTGGAAATGGTGTAGGAAATTAAATATTATAGATTTTGAACCTGGTGTACATAAGGTTGATTGGGATAAAAATTTAACTGATTTTGAGAATCCAAATGCTAGTGCAACTAATGTGAACTTTTTTAGAAAATATTTATGGAAAGAACGTGAAGTTATTAATTATAATTGTACAATTGGTCAAGCAACTGGAAATTATCCACAATTGACTATTAGTGAAAAAGCAAAATTTAAAGCTGGTGATATTGTCTTATTATCAGGTAATGTCGGCACATTATCAAGTGGAATTTCATATTTGGTTATGGATTCAATAACAGTTGATAGTGGCACAACATTAATTTTAGATGTTGAAGATTATCCGATAAGTACCCCCGTAGAAAATTGTATAGTTTATTTAGATTATGATAGATTAGTTCAATATGTAGGTGAAATAAATCAGGTTTCAAATATACAAACTGCATCAAGAACAGGTCAAGAAATAACAGCTTATATTCCACATCATGTGGGTGCTACACCAACTGTTTTATTTGGTACAAGAGCAACAACAAATTATTACCCCAATCTTGAAATGCCATTATTATCAGAGGAAATTCAAGATGAAATTATAGGTGCAGAGAGTTTAAATTCACCTATAAGAACAAATCCTGAAAATTATCCAGGTTCATATTTTGGTCAATTTGATACAAATGATCAAACATATCTTTGTGAAGATGGTGATAAATTGAGATTTCAGGGTGATTATTATGGTGTACTTTTAACTAACAATGTTGGTACTGATGATGATACTTATTTTGAGGATCTTTCTAATTTTAATTCAAATAATATAGATGGTACTTATATGGATTTTGATAGGGATCACTATTATAAAATGCATATTCCAGGGTTGGAAGTAAATAATTTTGATGAATTTAATTCAATTGCAATTGAGGAAAATCCTCCTTCTGATTTTGACTTTAATGCTATTCTTTGGTATTATGAACTTATAGAAGAAGATAATGATGGTAATACATACTCATATACAAATCTTTATGGTATTGAATTTATGAATAATCCTGAAAATGATGATGATAGTGTGGATGGATTAATAACACCTTATCACAAGTTAGTAACGAATGGTTCTCAAGATGGATTATCATATATGTTTAATTTGAATGTACATTACAATATAGATAATGATGTTCTTCCATTAACTTATGATCCATCAACAATTTATAATATGTTCGGATTCGAATTGTATAATGAGATGATGAAGAAATATTATAGGGTTAATGAAAATTTCATAAATATTATTCAAGAATTTGTTAGAATAAATATGGATATTCAAAATATGAAGAGTTTAATTTATTCACAATCTGATATGGATGAGTTGAAGTCAAAAATGAATAATATGGAGGCATTATTAACGTTATATAAAACAAATCAATTTATTGATTCTGATACTGCCAAAATATCCACAGATAATTCGGGTACATATCCAAGATTAAAATTTAATGTTGTTGGAGTTGAGTATGATGAAATTCAAACAGTTTTAGTATCAGATGCTTATAATTATAATTTTTCTAATACAGGTGCATCATATAGTATTCCAATGTCGTTTACAAATAAAATGTTGTTAAATATTATTAATGATAATGTATCTACAGATTCGGGTATTGTTTCAATCACGTTAGATAGAGATTTGAGATATAAACAGAAAATAGATATTGTTATAAAACCTAAATATTCGCAGTATGTACAGACATTATATTTAAATATGAATTTTAATTATAATAATTCTACAACAGAAACGAATATATTTAATGTTGATTTACCTACAGATGTAGTAATATATGATGTTGCGGTTCCTACGAATTCAACATTTACAAATAGTTATTACACAAATGAAAATGTATATACTAATACGACAGATGTTGTAAGTGGCGACACCGCTTGTTGGACTGGGTTTACAAATGTTGTAATTACTGAAGATTTATTCCTTAGTGGTGATACTGTATATGTTCAAAATTTATATTTGAAAGATCCTTCTGGTGTAACAGATGATTATAGTGGCGCATATGTAATATTAGAGAAAAATGGTATTGATTTAACTATTGATTTGCAGGCAAATGGTTATCAATTGGTGGGACAACCAATTGTTAGTTATTATAAAGGATTATTAGTATCTATATTGAGAGTTGATGAATTAGATTCATCGACATTTGAAGATAGATATGAAATAACATATAAAATAATATAATTATGGAAATAATAATTTCAGATTTAGTGAATGCTATAAATAAGAGTTTTGACTCAACAAAAGTGTTGTCTGTTGATACTGTTTATGAAAAAATTGAAAATTCAACTGATTTAAAATTAGTTATATTTTTAAATAGAGTGTTATATAATGATATTAATATTATTTATACAAAATTGATTTTTATAGTGGATGGTAGTAAATATCAATTAAATAAAAATTATTTTACATATTTATATGATATCAATTGTGAATATGTTAGAGTTGATTTTGAAGATTTAGATGATTTCAAATCTAAAATACAGAAGATATTTAAAGAAAATAAATTTGGTGAAAACATAAAAATTTTATCCAAATTTATAAAATCACCAGCAGTTTTAGTTAATGAATGGTTAAGTGAAAATGATGTTACTGATATATCAGTGACAGGATTTAAATATGAACCAAAGATTAAAATAATGCCTTGTAAATCTTTATTTTTCAGTTTTGGTATTAATTTAAGTACCGAACAATCAATAGAACTTGAAATATCTAAAGATAGAGATAAATTCTATTTATTTAAATTTAAGATATTAGATAATTATGTGACAGTAGAACAAGAAAATCTAAATAATTTGGTGCAAGTTATAGGTGAAACATTAAAAAATAAGATTAAGTAATGGCTGACAATAAAAGAACAGAGAAAATTTTTGAATATGTTGAGTTAAATTTTGACAACTTGACTCGCCAGGTTAATAATTGGCTTTCAACTACCTATAACAAATCTGGAATTTTATTTAATTCCTCATCACCTTATGGACAACTTTTAACACAGATGAAAGAGTTTTTCAGATGGAATACATTATATAATAAAAATGTTGTTAGACAGTTAGATATTGAGCAGACTAAGACTAAAAGAATGATATTGAATTTGGCAAGAATTTCTGGACATAATCCATCAAGAGCAATATCTGCAAAGGGTTCTTTGAAATTTAAATTAAAACAAGGAATCAATATTGAGCAAAAAATTCAAGGTAGTTCAGTTGTGATATATGATGATACAACATTGAAAAATAGAACAAATACACTATTTTACACACTTAAAATTGGAGCAGATAGAAATATTTACCCAATAACATCAGGATGTCAATTTTTTGTTAATATTGTGCAAGGTAAATATGAATCACAAACGTTCACTGGAGATGGCACTAAAAATCAATCAATTGCAGTTATTGTGGATAATAATCAAACAATAGATAATTTTGATTTCCAGGTTTTTGTGGATGGCGTTAATATGTCAATTAGAGATCATTTGTATGATATGTTAGAAGATGAAAATGCATGCTTTACAAGAACTGGATTTGATGGTGGATTAGATGTTTATTTTGGTAACAGTGTAAATGGTATTGTTCCACCTCTTGGATCTGTTATAGAAATTAAGTACTTACTAACTGATGGTATTGTTGGTAATATACCAAATTCAAAAGTTAATGATTTTGAATTTGTTGATGATATGTATGATTCAGAAGGAAATATTGTATCATCAAAAGAATTGTTTGATGTATTTATAGAAAATGATATCACATTTGCATCTGATGGTGAAAGTTTAGAATATACAAAAAGTATTATACCTTATGTGTCAAGAAATTTTGTTCTTGCGACTCCTTCACAATTTATTTATCATTTAAAAAAATTGAACTTCTTCTCAAAAGTTAATGCGTTTAATACTCTTGATATGGTTGAAATAGATATAGATGCTGATGGCGATTTAGATAATATTAATATTAATGAGATGTATCTATTTTTAATTCCAAAGATAACTAATTATTTTGTTGGTGAT